TGACAGACCGCACAAAAAATACAAATCCAGAAATATCGGCCGAGATAGCCGGTATCGGTTATCTCTCTCCAAGGGGAGATGAGCTGAAGGAGGTAGCTCGGATGGAACTTGGTTTTGTCCGGGAACATATTCAAAATTACACAGAGAATGAACGGATATTTATTCTTGATGTGCTTTCTCGAGATATAGCAGGAGTTTTATTAGATGGTGACATATAAAGACATACCCACTGAATACGACCGTATTTCAGAATTGAACCGAAGATTGCGTGCTAAGCACAAATTCTTCATAAAAAAGAAAAACCATGACAAGAAAAAAAGATAGTGTAAAACTGAATAGATTGCACCTGGTAAAACGCCGTAGGATGCAAAAATATCATGCTCGTAAGATTATCCGGGCGTTTGCCCCTTACGCAGCGGAAGACGATATATGGATGAAAATCACCCGACTTTTCCTGAACAATGAACTGCATGGGCGAGTCAGGTTGGAGATAGTTACTAAGAAATAGTCCTTTTGCAGCAACTTTCTAATTTTTTCCTTTGCAAAAAATAACCAGAATATGAGCCAATATATAACCAAAGATAACACTGACAGAATAAAAAGAGCTGCCGAGGGGCATGTCTTGGAAGTCATTAGAGACTTCCAGGACATGGAAGAGCAAAAAGGGTACGATTACCGGGGTAAATGCCCGGTATGTGGTAAGAATACTTTCAATTACAATTCAAAGAAAGAACTATATGGGTGCTTTAATAAGTGCAACGTCGGCGGCCATGACGCTCTCACCTACTTAATGAAGGTTCAGAACATGGCGTTCAACGATGCGCTATTGTATCTGGCTAAACGATTTGGGGTGGATATTACCTCTTCTCCTGTTCCTGCGAAACCAAAGATAACAAAACCCAAACAAGGTTCTAAAGAGCTTAAGGGGCTGGACGCTTCTTCTTATTGTGTTGCTATGCTTCAGGGTTCAGGACTTACCATGGACGATGTGGTAGCACATATCTTTGATTCCACTACTAACCGAACGGTGACATTATCCCATACCTTCAGCAAAGGTACGGTTAATTCCAAAGGTGACATCGACTTGAATGGTGATGATGTAATTATCAAGTATTATGACCTCGAGGGGAAACCTGTTACTTATGAACAGAAAGACGCAAAGGGCAAACCGACCGGCAAAATGCGCGAATACTTCCGTGTTCGCTGGCAGTACCCGGAGGAACACCTGGATAAAGAAGGCAAACCCTTCAAGTACCGTTCACCTTATGGGGGCGGTACTCCGATATACATTCCGGACAAAATCCGTCAGCTTTATAACAAAGGTGAACACCTGCAGCGACTCTTCATCCAGGAAGGTGAGAAGAAAGCAGAAAAAGCCTGTAAGCATGGCATGTATTCGCTGGCTATATCCGGTATACAGAACATTGCCTGCGGTGGCCGTCTTCCTGAAGACCTGATTCGAATCATCGAAAAGTGTCATGTCCAGGAAGTGTTTTTCATTATGGACTCCGATTGGAATGACCTTTCGGCCAACATACGTATCAATGACCAGGTAGAGAAGCGTCCGCGTAATTTCTACTATGCAGCGCGTAACTTCCGTGACTATATGGGTTCTCTCCGGAACAGAGAACTATACGTAGAAATCTATGTCGGCCATGTACAGAAAAACGAGCAAAACGAAAAGGGCATTGATGACCTGCTGGCTGGTTCCCTTCAGGGTAAGGAGCAGGAGTTGATGGCCGACTTCGACCAGCTAATTAATGAAAAGAACCTGACCGGTAAGTATCTTCAGCTTTTTCGCATCTCAGCATACACTGACCATAAGCTGTCTACGTTATGGGGCCTTGATTCGGTTAAGCATTTTGCCGAAATGCACAAGGATGTGTTGTCACGTCTTCCGGAGTTCCGCTATGGTTCACACCGCTGGCGTATCAATGAATCCGGGCAGCTTGAGTCTGCCCAGGCGATTGAATCTGATGAAATGTTTTGGGAAGCGGTGGAGAAGTCCCGCCGGAGCGGTGATACTTACACGGAATATGAGTTCCGCTATGTACCTAGCCGTCGGTTCCTGCAGAACCGTGGCTTTGGCCGCTTCCGGAGACTGGATGGTTCTTTCCAGTTCATCCGGCTGGAGCAGCCATTTGTACGTATAATCGAGGCTTCAGAAGCCCGCGATTTCCTTTTTGAGTTTGCGGAAAACAACTGTTCTGAAGCTATCAACGAAATGCTGTCTAAGGGTGTGACACAGTATGTAGGGCCGGATAAATTATCCCTGCTGCACTTCATTTATCCTGACTTCCTTCATCCGGTAGGTACCGAACAGATATTCTATTTTCAGAAAAACTGCTGGCGTGTGACCCAGCATGAAGTGAAGGAGCTTGGATACGAGTCAATCACCCATCATGTATGGGCAGAACAGCGACGTGATTTCCCGGCAAAATACCTTGGCCGTCCGTTGATCACCTTCGCCGGGCATGATGACACGTTGGACTATACCTTGTCTCCGGAAGGGAAGACCTGCCATTTTTTGCAGTTCCTGATCAATACCAGCGACTTCACCTGGCGTAAGAGAGATGTAGAGATTGAACCGGAGGAATTACTCGAGAACCGAAAACATCTGCTGGCCAAACTCTGTGCCATTGGTTATATGGCAATGGAGTACAAGGATGTATCCGTTAACCGCGCGGTCATTGGCATGGACGGCAAGCAATCAGAGGTGGGAGAGTCAAATGGGCGTTCCGGTAAATCGCTTATTGGTGTGTTGATGAAACATATTCTGCCTTCAGCTTACGTGAACGGGAAGCGGAAAGATTTGCTGGAGGACCAGTTCGTATGGAACGACGTGGTGGAGAATACCAAACTGGTATTCATTGATGACGTGCTGATGAACTTTAATTTCGAGCGTCTTTTCCCAAATCTTACAGGGGATTGGACAGTCAATTATAAGGGCGGACGCCGTATTACATTTCCATACGAGACTTCTCCAAAGATATACATTGCCACTAACCATGCCATCCGGGGTGAAGGTGCTTCTTTCACAGATCGTCAATGGCTGTTGGGGTTCAGTGATTTTTACAACGACACCCATAAGCCGATAGATGACTTCGGATGCAATTTCTTTACGGAATGGGATTTTGAACAATGGAACTTGTGCTGGAATCTGGTAGCTAATTGCGTGCAGCTCTACCTTCAGTTTGGAGTCGTACAGGCACCGCAGGAGCGTTTGATTGAACGTAGGTTACGTCAGGAAATCACTGAGGTATTCATTTCCTGGGCAGATGAATACTTCAGTGCAGATTCTCACTTGAATGTCCGACTGGTTCGTAAGACACTGTATGATGAATACTGCAACTATGATCCGAACATGCGCAAGTTTTCTAATTCTCCTACTGAGTTCAAGAAGAGATTGCTGAAGTATTGCCAGTTCCGCGGCTACATCTTCAATCCCCAGAAGCTGGACCCGGTGACCGGGAAGCCTTGCAAGTTTGACGCCCGTTCAGGTAATCCTATCCTGGACGATAAGGCAGGCGGTGTGGAATATTTTACCATTGGTACACCTGAGTACTATACATCTTCTGAATATGCGCAACAAAAGGCTGTGAATAATAATGATAGCAGAATTTCTTACTGATGAACAATGATTTATCAAAATATCGATTGAATGATGACTCCGAGCTGGACGTATACCGTAAAGATATGGTAAGGTTCGTCCAGTTCCAGGAAGAAGTATATAATATGCTTGACGGACTGGCACCGGGCGATACTATCAGCGTCTGTGAAGTGGTTGTTCCAGAAAGTATTGATGTGTTTATTAAGGTAGTCTGCCAGTACATATATTATCACCAGCACGATGACATAAGTATGGATAAGATTGAATTTTCGGCTGATTACCGGAAAATATACAGAAGACCAGGATACGTAAAACCTGTTCATTTGAGCAGACATTTCTACTCGAAGTAGGTATGCGATACCCCAATTTATTACTCTATAAAGGTACGATTTTTTCAGCTAACTACCAAATAAATAGCAAATTATATGAGCAAAAAAAGCAACAAAATAATGACCTGCATCAGTCCGGATAATAACCAGCGTACGAAAATGGTTTGCGAGCTGGCCATGCGCTGCCGGTTGGCTACCATCAGGAGCGATGCCAGGAAGATTCTGAAGCACTCCGTATATGACATCGAACTCTCAGAGGCCTATTATGTGCTGGTAGATGACTTTAATTTCCGCGAAAGCCCATCCACGACCCAGCGTTTATACGAGCTGGCCGCACGAGGTATTGCGGTGATAGTTGGGTGCCGAAAGCTCCCCCGTGAATTCGAATTCTTATGCGATACATATTACCCTGAGCATTTGATGTAAACAACAGTCGAAGCATTTATCGAAAACCATAGTCGAAGCATTTCCCTGGCGTACTGTACGCACTCTGTGCGTGCGGTGCGCCATTTGTTTTCCCCTGTCCGGCTTTTCCCCTCTCACCCCTTTTTTAGATAGATTAAGAATTGGTGTGCATTTGTGCGAAAAAGCGGAATCCGGCATATAATAATATTCTTTTTTTTATTTTTTTTAAGGCTGTAAATATACCCTTATTTATTTTAGAAAAAAAAATTGTGCAATCGTGCAGAATGAATTTTTATTCATTTAATTAATTGATATTCAAAATGTTTTGTCTGCACTCTTTTTGCACTATTCCGCACTTTCCGTACTTTCTCACGAAAAATGCACGAAAGTACCAGCGCACTCGATTTTGTACGGGTTTTGTACGAAAATAGTACGGTTTTTATATGTTGATAATCAAATAGATATGATTTTTTTAGGCTGTTTGTGCACTCAAGCACGAATTTTAGACCTATCTATGCGAAAGGTGGGTTGATATGTATGGTTTAATGCGAGATATTTACCGCATTATGGTTATCTTTGCGTAAAGCATATATAATTATGGACAGACCTTTCGTTATTATTGATTTGGCACCGCATCTTCAGGACTTTCTATACCATGAGCTGAAGCAGAACCGGCGTACGGGTGAGCTGATGGCGGATGGTACACATGAGATAGGTCGCATGATCCAGGCAATGGTTACCATTACGGACCGACCAAGAAAGCAAGAGCTGGGGGAGAATCCTTTCCGGATAATTCTCCCTGTGCAGGAATGGAACCATGCCATATTTAGTGAGAATTTTGTTTACATTCCAGAATGGAAGCAGAAGCAGCTGCGATTATTCATCGAAGCTCAGTTCAGGCTTCGTATCAAGGAATACTTCTTTGTAGGCTATTCGAAGGGGTACAAGCAGGATAAGATTATCCAGGCGTTTCTTCATAGCTATAATATCAAGCGTAATGCAGTTAATTACGACACTGTGAAAAAGTATGACTACCGTAATCGTCGTCGCATAACTACTGAGATTGCCAATGAACTTCAATTAAGCCTTTTTCCTTAATATTATTTCACACATTAATCTTTAATTGATTTTGCAGGTTCACGTGCAAAACTACTTAAACTTTAAGCAATTATGCAAAATAGAGAAAGTAAACGGGCTGCAATTTGCGGCGTGTCTTTTATCGCATTATCTGAATCCACGGTGACTAATGTTCCAGGTGTATCACAGATTAAGGTATCGGGCATTTGGGACAAAATGAAATTTTCATCTGCTGAATTTAGCGAGCAGTTATCTTCTGATGGTACAAATTACGAGGTTAATCTCACAATTTCGTTTTCTGACTCTTCTCAAGAGAATCAGAGAGAAATAATGGCATGGATAGGAATCTATCTTTTAGTTCGGTTGGATTATACTGACGGCAATTCGAGGGTAGTTGGTACCGACCAGTTTCCGGTGGTGCTAAGCCTGTCAGGTGACGGTTCTCCCCATGCTTTACGATTGACATATAAGGGGCAGCAGCCGGAATCGAGCAAGTTTTTATAGTCCTTTTATGCGTGGTATAGTGCATCTACTTTTGTAGCAACGAAAAAACTATAATTACACTATGCATTTATCACACCTGTATTCTGCCATTATGCGCTCCCAATGGGCTATAGCCTTGCGTGACGTGGAGTCATCGCACCAAATTCTGGAGCAGATTATTACTGGTTCCTTCGACAAGTCCGCAGAGGGGACGCTGGCAGATCGTAAACCTATCGAAGGTCAGGCTTACTCCAAGGAGATGAGCCGGACATCTTCTTTTGCCGGAGACCTTCCGGCTGATACCGTAGCAATTATTCCCGTACACGGTACCATGCTGAAGTATGGCACGTATTGCGCGTATGGTACTACCGAGATAGCCGATATGATATATGAAGCTGCCTCCAACCCGAATATATCTGGAATCATATTGGATATGGATTCCGGCGGTGGTTGTGTGGATGCCATCGCTCCATTGACCGCGGCGATTGAATTTGCGCGTAAAAATGGGAAGGCTACAATCGCATATTGCGATATGTGCGCTTCTGCCAACTATTACACGGCCATTTTCTGTGACGAAATTATCGCATCGAATACCATTTCTTCCGAGTTCGGCTCCATCGGTGTAATGATGTCATTTCCCGATTATGCCAAGTATTACGAGAAAGAGGGTGTCAAGATACACACCATTTATTCCGATTTGTCCAATTATAAGAACGCACCATTTGAAGCGGCTAAAGAGGGCAAGTATGACCTTATCAAACGCGAAGAGCTGAATCCGCTGGCACAACGATTCCAGGATTCAGTGGTAGCACGCCGTGGGGAGAAATTAGACAAGTCAGTAGAGGGTATCATTTCCGGACGTATGTTCTATGCAGAGGACGCACTGAAATACGGCCTGATTGATTCTATCGGTGATAAACAGTATGCAATTAACAGGGCGCGTGAAATCGCAAGAGACAACGCGGTTTCTGCCTATTTACAAACCAAAAACATAAAATAAAATGCGAAACAGAAATTTATTGTTGACGGTTACTGCCGTCATGTCGTTTCTGGGCATCTCTTCTTTTGCCAAGGATGCCGATGGCCGTTCCATCCTATCTGCTGGTGATCAGCAGAAACTTACTGAAAAATGGGGAAAGCAATTTACGGATGCTTTCGTCAAGGATTTGGCTGAACTGGAGGAGAAAGAAGGGGTATCTGCCGAGGAATCGGTTAAAGGTGTAGCTGCTGAATATGAAGCCCAGTCAAAAAAGGATGCGGCTACCATTGCTCAGCTTCAGGACGAAATTAAAAAACTGAAGGCTGAAAATGAAAAATTGGGTAAGTTACCAGGTGAAGGTGGTGTAGAGTTCACAAACGGAACAGATGGTAAGATGAAAAAGGAATTTAAACCAGACATGAGCCTGCTTCACAACAAGGCTTACGTAGCTGCGGCAACTGGTGATGTATGGACGGGTGACACGACTGTGGACACGTCAGAGTTGAAAACTGAGTTCGGAAAGTATGTTTCATCTGACAAGATGTCAATTTTTAAGAAACTGGTTGGTCCGATATCTTGTACCAATTATATGTCTACCATAATCACCGACAAGTTTGAGGTACGTGCTTCACAGTCTGCCATTGAATCGGTTCTTCAGACATTTACTCCGAAGTTTACCCCTAAAGGTAAGACTAAATTTACTCCTTTGACCATCAAACAGTTCCCGATGAAGATTAACGTAGAGATTTATCCGTCTGACATCATTAACGATGTATTGGGATATCTCTATGACGAGTCATTGGAACCGAAAGATATGCCAATTGTGCGTTACATCGTAGAGCAGTTGATTAAGCCGAAACTGGACGATGACCGCGAAATAGCTTTGTGTAAGGGACGTTACAAAGAACCTTCCGCTTCAGGCAGTACATATACTCCGAATAATGCGGATGAAACCTGTGATGGATTCCTGACACAGCTCTGTGACTTGAAAAAGGCTTCTGACACTGATATCACCTGGTTGCTGAAAGATACAGCAGCTCTTGGTGAAGGGGAGGAATTGTTGAGCCAGATAGATAAGGCAGTAGATGAAGTGAGTCCTTTGTATAAGAACAAGACGATGTTCATCCATGCCGACCCAGAACTGATTGTGAAATACGGAAGAGCCTATCGTGCAAAATACCCGACAACAAAAAATGAGGATGGTGAGAAAGTCAAAGTGGATTTCTCCCGCTTTACGTTTGGTGCAATCGAGGGGATGCGTGGTACCGGTGCATTCTTCATCACACCAAAAGAAAACTTCAAACATGTCATGTCACGCAATCCTCAGGCTGTAGGTTTGCGTATGACTACTGATGACTATGCAGCTAAGGTACTGGGAGAGTGGCGAGAAGGTACCGGATTCTGGATTAAGGAAGCTATTTTTGCGTATTTGCCTACTGCATTGGTGGATGAACTGGCACCTGCAGAACTGGGTGTATAATTATAGGAGGTATGAATATGGCAGAAACTTTAGTTTCAGTTAAAAAAACAAGCTCTTCGGCCGGTAGACCGAAGGGCAAGAAGCATTATGTGATTCTCTTCCGATGGGAAGATGTAAAAACCTTTGAGAAAGATACTGATGGTATTACGGTGACTGCTTTTGCCTTTGCAGAAGGTAAAAAACCGATTGCTGTCTATGGTACATCCAGTACCATTAAATCATGGGATACTCTGACTGGTTCCGCCGATGCTAAGGGGTACTTGCATCATACAGCATGGGAGTCACCAGGAGACACTAAAGAAATGGCGATTTGCCGCAATACCCTTGTGAATGAAGACTTGGGTTCTATCGTGATTAATTGCGGTACTGAAGATGCGAAAATCGCTGGTACTCCTTGTACTCCTTTGGGATTTGGTTCTGATGAAGGCCAGGACGATAAGGAGGCGTGCAAAAATACGATTGAACTGGCATCCGAGATACCTACAACTCCTATCGGACGTATTCCCCTGAATCTGATTCCTCAGACAGGAGAGCCGGATATTGATGCTTATTTAGGTTTAACAGCGGCAGCTGCCGCTTCATTAGAAGAAGGTGTATGACAAAGAAAAAAGAAAATTTAGAGCAGGCTGCTACAGTAGAGCAGCCTGCAGAAAATCTGGGTGCAGTGGATACAGCATCCGAAAATAATTCTGAAGGAACAGACGCCACATTACAAGCTCAAACTGATTCTGATTCGGTGAATACTTCACCTGAAGGTGCTACAGACGATTTGAATGCGCAGGATGTAAATCCTTTTTATACTGTCGTGATTCCCTTTTTCAAGGCGAAACACCGGGAAGAAGAGGTTGTGAAGGTGATTGAATCTTGTGCTCAATACCTGCTTGAAAATATTCGCTTTGTCACCATTGGTGACCAGGTAGAATATACTAAGGATATGTTTATTGAGCATATTGAATACAATGGTGCTGAAGGAAGCCAGTTGGATATTCTCGAGGTATTGAAGCTGGCCATAGTATCTGAGTCTGTGTCTGAAAAATTTATCCTGATTGAACCTGGTTCCTATCTGATAGATAATGTAGGCTTGTGTCATATCGCCATATTTAAGCATTTTGGTATGCTCAATCCAAATCGTTATACCGGAGCCGAAGCGGTTATGATGAAAAATACTGCTGCTTTGCTGAGTGATACGCTACGGCTTGCAGCGTATGATTACAATACGCATTGCCCGGTATTGCTGGAGAAGGAAAAGCTGACAGAGATGTTTGAAGAATGTCCGGAAATCCTTTCTGGAAAGTATCACTTACTCACTGTATATGGTTGTGCGTATGCGGTACACCCCATTCGTCTGGACTTTCATACGGATGGATGGATTCTTCCGGTTGTCTCACAGAAGCCTGACTCAAAGACGGTCGAACGGCTTATTGCAGACAAATGTTTCCTTTACCTGAAGCATTTTCAGGAGAATGTGAAATTTTTGAACCCATTCCTGGATACTAAGAAATGAAACAAACAATTCTCACCTGGTTGCGTGCAGGTGCGAACGCCGGAGAGGGTGTGCAGCTTCTTATCGAGGCGGGCGCACCCTCTTTGACTTTACGCCTGATCAAGTCCAATCCGGTGGCTAATCGCCGCCTGATGATTGACTGGTTGTGTAAAAAATATGGGATTGATGAAGATTATACCTATGTGGCATCTTCCCAGGTTGTGCTGTTTTCTGAACGTAAACCTAAATCGTTCCGTGATGAATTCCCTTTCCTTTCCGAACCGGATTGTCCGGCTGAACTCGAAGCGCTGGCATCGCGAAAATTCACCAAATATCACGCCTATGTGAATTTGCATAAGCAGCTTCGCGAATGTACGTCTACCGAACAGTGCGCTAAGGTGGCCCGGGAACTGATTAACTCCTATCTCGAGAACCGGATGATATGGGAAGAATTGAATTACTACCAGCAGCATCATTCCATCCTGGGCAAACATCCGATATTTACTGCATTCCACCGCCGGAGAGAATTATTGACGTTGAATGTGAAGCAGCTCATGGTGCGTCAGAAAAGATTACGTAACAACATCTGGCGGGTTCAGGACGAGATGGCCAAACGGGATAAGCCACACCTCGAGCTGGAGCGGAGGGCACGGCTGCAAGCCTACCAGTCCGAGCTGGCAGAGATAAACCGGTTACTGGGCGATGAATAGGTACTTCAATCTGGACGAATTGTTTGCCGAGGTGAGACAGTCGCGCATGTACTCCCAGCGGTTCGAGAATATTCTGTGTTTCAAGCTGAATAATCTACGGGAACTGTGCGGTCGCCTTCCGGGAACCAATGAAGCCTTCTTCATTGAAACCCGTAAGAGCTTCACTGCCTTTACCTTCATTGTGTACCTGATTCGCCATGCCGGCTACGTGCGACACATCTATGTGGCCACTTATTCCACCAACGAGCGAATTATCAATGCACTGTTGCGATACAAGGATAAAGGGTTGATTGGTACCGTGCATCTTCATGTGTCAGAGACACTCAAGTTCCGTATGCCGCTGATTTTTGCAAGACTCAAGCAGCTGCATAACGAGGGTGTCATTACGCTAACCTATGGATGGACACACAAGAAAGTGACTTGCCTGGACACGGATACCGGATGCTATGTGGTGGAAGGTTCCGGAAACTATGGAGAAAATGCTCTCGAGGAACAGTATGTATTTTTAAAATCGAAGAAAGTCTATGAATTCAGAATCGGTAATAAAATGGACAGATAAGAATCGTCCGGAATGGTTCTCCCGTATCCCCATTGAGGAATACGAGAAACTGGCTGGGATAGGTTACACACCCCAGCAGATTGCCATGTACTACAACATAGAGGTAAACGAATTTATGTTCTATTATAGCCTTCTTATGTCACCCCTGAAGTATCATTATGACCGTGGCCAGCTCCTTCAGACGGCCAAAGAAGGCATTTCCATGGCGGATGCGGCAGCCACGGGTGAGAATGTGACACAGGCCCAGCGGTTGGACAAGATGCGCCGTGCAATCGAGTTTAAAAATAATGTTTCAAAAGTTTTTTTTGATGATTTAGATGTTTGAGAAATCTTATTACGAGCAGCTGCAGGACTACATTGAGTCCGGTTGCAAATATCAGTTGTCCGAAGAAGAGCAGGACTACTATAATGCGCTTTTTGCCGTAGTCGGCATTACGCGCAAATACGGAAAGGATCGTGCCATCTCCATGCTCATGCACGAACCTTTCAGCTGTTCCCGTCCCCGTGCAAGAGAAATGTACTACGAGGCCGTGAATCTGTTTTACCTGGATGATACCATTGAGCCTGCTGCACATCGTAATATGATTTACGACAACCTGATGAAAGCTGCCCAGACGGTACTTCTTTCGTCTTCAGGGGCGAAGGATATGGAGATATACGGTAATTTGCTGACTCAGGCTTGGAAGGTTAAACAACTTGATAAACCGGATAAGGTAAAACGGCAGGAAATCAAGGAGAAAGATATAAAAGTCTATACTCTTGATTCAACTCAGATTGGCGTGCCTTCCATCGACCGGACGGAACTTGCCGCACAGATTGATAAGATTCCTGACCTTACAGAAAAAGACCGTACACGCATTAAACGTGATGCGATGGTAATAGATATTAACTTTGAGGAGATTCTCGATGACACGCAAGAAAAAACTGAAAATTTCAGAGGATAGCGTGGAAACACGCTTCGCCAACTGGACAGCCCAGCTGCTGGCCATCATGATGCCCTGGTCACTCTATTGGGTGGCCGGTCGTGCATCTGCCAAGACAGTGCAGGTTTTGGCAGAACGGGTTCAGGAAGCAGCCCAGGACTGCCCGGGCGCTCCGTTCGCATGGGTGGCTGATACCTACTCTGACCTGCATAAGAACGTGATTCCATCGTTAATTGACGGGCTCCAGCTGCTGGGGTGGGAGTTGGGCACGCATTACGTGATAAACGAAGCTCCTCCGGAAGAATGGCGGTTGCGAATGTATAATGTCTGTACCGACTGGCGTAATACCATGGTATTTTACACGGGCTTTAATTTCACCTTCATATCTTTGGATCGTCTGGCCATTGGTGCCGGACGTTCCTACGTGGGCGTGTTTGGCGACGAGGTTAAATATTTCCCTGAAGAAAAATTCACGAACCTCCTGAAGGCCGTACGTGGATTCTATGTGCGTTACGGACAGTCTGTGTGGTACCGTTCCAGGACACTGACTACCGATATGCCGAACCCTAACCATCTGGGTGAATACGATTGGATTCTGAAGCTGTCGGCGCAGAATAAAAAAGAACAGATTATGCTCATGCTGCGTGCCGGACTGGTTTATAACGAATGTAAGAAGACCTATGTGTCGCACCTGCAGGAGTACCGGGAACTGGTCGAACGGCAACGTACTGAGCGGACATTACAGAATCAGGTAGATAAAGCTGCCAGGGCTGTCGAACTGGCCCGTCGTAATATGAAACGTTGGGAAGAGCGATGGATTAAGACTCGCCGCCGTGTGTCGTTCTTTTTCATTTCTTCTTCTTATGTCAATGCGGATATATTGGGCTTGGACTGGTTTTCTGATGAATTGGCTGAAGGGCTGGAGGGTTTGTCTTGTAATATCCTTTCCATTATCCCGAAGATAGAGGCCAGCATGTTGTTCTACCCGAATCTGTCCATCCGGCATTTCTATGCGGACGGGTACCTGAATAAGATTATAGACCAGAAGCCGCTGGGTTGGCAGGAAGACTGTACGGTATTGCGTTACCATAATAACAATATGCCTCTCGAGGCAGGGATGGATGCAGGTAATATGTTGTCTCTGGTGGTAGGGCAGCAGCTGGGACGTGAGTACCGTGTGCTGAAGGAGTTCTTCACGCTTCCTCCTGATACCGTGCGGGAACTGGGGGCACAGTTCGTCCGGTATTTCGCTCCCCGGCGTACCAAGGTGCTGAAGCTGTATTATGACCGTGCGATGAACAACTACAAGGGAGTGAAGGCGGATATGGCCACACAGATAAAGAATGCCATTGAATATGATGCAGAAGGTAGAAGGACCGGATGGCGTGTACAATTAATGTCTGTAGGACAAGGGAATATCGGTTCGAATCTGGAGTACCGGTTTATGTCTGACCTGCTGTCCGGGAACCTGGCTGGTAAGCTCTTCTCTCTGTTGATAGACCAGTATAACTGTCCTAACCTGAAGTCTGAGATGGAAGTAACCAAGACCAGGTTGGTAGATGATGGTGGTAGCCAGATGGTGGTAAAACAAAAGACTGGTGATAAGTTGCCGCGTGAGCGTCTGCCAAAAGAATCTACCAATCTGACGGATGCACTCAAGTACCTGCTCATGCGTAAGGAGTTCTTGCGTATATGGCAATCTAAGGTGACATCGTATGCCCCATAATGTTATAGACCGTTCGCTAAGGATGGTTGGATGCACTGCCGTACTACGGTGGTGCATTTTTTTTGTGCCGTTTTGCAGGGGGTGGGATTCCGCTTGCGTCACATTTCCCGAGATGAAAATTAGTTGCAATCGCAACCGCGGGGCGGCGCGCGTCGGGCATAAACGTAACAAAAACCAAGGGTTTTTGATTCCTGCCACGAATTGAAACCTCTGTTTCAGTCCGTTAGATTTGCTGGGACAAGTTTTCACGCTAAAAACTCGCCCCGATTATCTGATAATTCGCCCCATTTACATCGGTTCACGCCCGAAAAATCCCCATTCCATCGGCAACCGCAGGCTATTTGATGATGGAATGGGGATTTTTCGGGTTAAGAGGTAGAAAGACACTCGGTAGTCTTTCTGAGGTTGCGAAGGCGTTCACGCAGCGGCCCACCCGCCCCGTTGCTCTCCCTACTGGCGGTATAGCTAAAGCTATGTATTGCTTGACTGCTCTTCTTTGTCTGCTCTTCGCCAATAATTCGGTATCACTTCCGCTACGGTTTATGCCTTTTGTACCTGCAAAGGTAAATGTTCTGCTTCGTATGCCAAGTTCAAGCTCTGTTCCTGAAAAAATCTCCACCCTTTCAGGGTAGTATTCAAGGCTGTGCTTTTCCGGAAAACTTGTCTTTATACGCTTCAGAACACCTTTTGAGCAGGTGTAAAAGGCGAAAACAAACCGCAGCGAAAGCGAACGGAATAAAAAAAAGCTCAGAGCAGGAAGAGCAGAAAGAAAAGGCTCAACACCCGAGCTCGGCACCAGAATAAATTTAAAACCTACCGATATGAAACCATTTACCGAATCCATGCTAAACCAGTGCAGAAAGTACATGTTCAACTTCTTTGACTACCTGCCCACAAAATATCAGGCCAGCGCAAGAGACTGGCAGGTGAGAAAATTTGTGTGGGCATTCAAAGACGGTAAATGTGCAGTTTCAGCTGCCCAGCTTGTCGCAAAGAAAATCCGTGAGCAGTTTGGCACGTCAGCGAGTGACATGGTGTTTGTCTGTATCCCAGCCAGCAGCCAGCGGAAAAATGAAATCCGATACAGAGAGTTTTCGGAAGAAGTGGCCAGACTATCGGGAGCAGTAAACGGATACAGCCATATCACGGTAGAGGGTGAACGGCTGGCAATCCACGAAAGCAAGTCAGGGAAGCACGTAAACGACGTGCAGGTAATCAACTTCGACAAGGAGTTTTTCAAAGATAAAAAAGTGCTTGTCTTCGATGACGTGATAACCCGTGGTTACTCCTACGCTCGTTTTGCCTGCCACCTTGAAAGTTTTGGCGCATCCGTTATCGGTGGAATGTTTTTAGCGAAAACCTTATTTGTCTAACAATTTAATAAACAGCATCATGAAAGATTTATTCGAAATTTGCGGAGAGTGCCGCCACTTGAGCGACGCAGAAGTAGTTTATCAGCTTACCAACAACAAGGAAACAAGCAATCAGGTGAACGCCATGTTAGCGAACGGCAGTAATGTATCAATAGAAGACATTTGCAACCTGCTGACACCGGCACGCAGAGAGATGGCACTGGCGGTCATTGAACTATACAAGAGAATCAAGGAACGGAAGAACAACTACAAGCGTATAACTTCCAGTGCCGACGTTTACGAAGTGATGCTTCCCTACATGGCAGACCTGAAAGTAGAGGAATGTTGGGTTATCTTCCTGAATCAGGCAGCCCGAATCATCCGCAAACAGCGTATCTCAGTCGGAGGGCTGGCGTCTACTCAGGTAGATGTAAGAGTGATTTTGCGTGAGGCGCTTTCTTGCAACGCCGTATCTATGATACTCTGCCACAATCACCCGTCAGGTAATTTTCAACCAAGTAAGGACGACGACCGCCTGACGCATGCCCTGCTGGAAGCGGGACGAATTATGAATATCAGGCTTCTTGACCATGTGATAGTAACGGATGGAAGTTATTACAGCTACGGGGACGAAGGCAGGCTGTAGGGGCTGCAAATGGCCGTAGCAGCGTTTAGGGAGGTGGGTAGCGTAACGGCCGCCCGCCGCCCGATTTTGCCTGCTGACACAAGCAAAATCGGGCGGCGGGAAATAAGGTATTTACTTTTTCTACGCCTAAAATCGGCGATAATAATAACTATTTTACTATTATTTTACCGTTTTCATTTGTAGATAATAGTAAAATTACTATCTTTGCACTGTTGAATTAAAACAGTGATCTATGAAGACAGTGAAAGTTTCAGCAATTCTCCAGAAATTGCAGGATGATGGATGGTATCTATCGAATCAAGAAGGCAGCCATCGTCAGTTCAAACATCCTGTCAAGAAAGGAAAAGTAACCGTCAACGGTCATACTTCAGACGATGTTTGGGGATTTTTGCTAAAGAGTATTGAAAAGCAATCAGGGTTAAAATTTTAACCCTGAGCGCTTGCTCTAATAGATTTTTAATTCAACATAGGCGGTCTTAATAAGACCGCTTTATTTGAAAACTTAATACAATATTATATGGATAAAGTTGTTATCGAAACCGCACGTACTGAAAACGGATATAGTGGTGCATGTGAATTGCTCCCTGGGTGGATTGTAGCTACTACTGGTGATTTTGACAACTTTAAAAAAGAGGTTGTCGACAGCATCCGCTTTTATGTAGATTGCGCCAAAAAGGACGGAGATGAATATCCTGCGGTCTTTGATGGAGAATATGAGCTTGTGTACAAATTTGACGTGCAAAGCCTATTACTTTATTATCAGGGTATTTTCTCTTTTTCTGCTCTACAAACTATTACTGGAATAAACCAAAAGCAGCTTGCACATTATGCAGCAGGCAGAAGCAAGCCACGCCCTCAACAGGCTGAAAAAATAGCCAGAGGGTTACATAATCTAGCAAAAGATTTAATGTCGGTCACTGTTTAATTCAACACTTTACTTTGACTGAAAAATAGAAGGAGCCTCTTTACAGGCTCCTTTTTTGTTAGATTAAAAATTGCCATTAGACCTTTATTACTTAGAGTTTATTTATAAATTTGCTTATTAATTTTACAGTCAAATGGTATGAAGAACTTAAATTTTCTATTACTAAGAATAGAATGTTGCAACACATTAAAAAATACTCCCTGCCGTATAGCGTTGATAGGAGTAAAAGATTCAGTTATTTATGAAGAGAAAGAAATTCTTATTGAGCCATCTGAATCTGAATTTGATTATTTAGAGTCAGGTATGGCATTGAATGAATTAAAAGGAAAAGGTTCTTTTGACAAGCATTGGATAGAGCTACAAGATATTCTACATAAATACCCTTTAGTGGTCGCAACAAATGATGGATATGACGCAGAAGTTTTATATAATGCAATAAAAAGATTTGGGGTTCAGTGTGATTCTATTTCTTATGTTACATCAAAAAATATGATGCGAAAAAGCGTTCATATTCCTTCTTATGCTTTCAACGACCTTTGTAAAAAATATGAACTTGAATGTCATGATAATCTTCCATTGACCAAAGCTCGTGTTTGGGTTAATATCTTACTAAAATCCTATGAAAAAGTTGAATCTGATAATCTTGAAGTATTTTTCGATGAACAAAAACTGATTGTAGGCCAAATATCCTCAAGTGAATTTAAGAGATGTTTTCTAAAGAGAAATTATAAGAGTAAGAAAAATGCTGATTATGTTATTGATGAATCAAAATTCCAACCAGACCATTTATTCTTTAATCAGTTAATTGTATTTACAGGCACATTTGATTGCTTTGTCAAGAGTGAAGCTAAAAAGTGGGTGGAAGAAATAGGTGGCCATTATTCCGATGGCTTAACGAAATCTACAAATTTCTTGGTTGTCGGCACCCAGAATCCTTCAGTTGTTGGACCTGATGGATTAAGTGCAAAGCAGAGAAAGGCTATTAAGTACAATCAGGAAGGTTGTGATATTGAACTTCTAACAGAAGATGAATTTCTGGATATCATGGGACTACAAAGTTACATGAATAATAGAAATTTTCTAGATGATATGTTGAATATTGACAAAATGTTTGGTTTAAAATAAATATTATGGCAATCAAAAAAGAAAATGTAAACTTGACCTACGACGCTTTGTGGTTCAAGACCTTTATGGACAGTGGAGAATTGACATTCTACAATCGTGAAATCTTTATCTCTCCAGGAATGGCAGGAAGGCTGGACATCTTCATGCAACTGCTGGGTAATGTGGGCGGATATGCCAGAACCACGAACTTCGACAAAGACCTTGACGTCGTGGTAGTATCAGATTACCTGATGAACAAATTCAAGAGCGGAGAGAAAGACGAATTCTTCCAAATGCTCGAAGACCTGATTAACGCCAGCGCAACTCCCTACCGGAAACTGAAATTCACTACAGAATCTATCGTACTTGAATCATTAAACACCCGGGCAAGCGGCCAGCTTCGTCAGAACAAGAAGGACTTGAAAGATAAGAACACGACTCCGCAGATGATTGAAGCAATCAACCAGGGCATAGAAAGAGATGAACTGATGCTCGGCATGATTAAGAAATACAAAGAATCTACCAAGGAGCCACAACAACAAAATTTATTTTGAGACATAAACAAGTATGATTGGATTTATATTTATCGCTTAATTGGGAAAAATCAGTACGAACTTTACAAATCATTAGCTTATGAAAATAAAATATCTCATTTTAATTACATGTAGTACCATTATTTCTTCTTGTAATAACGGGGAAATGGAGCGTAAAATTCAAAGTCTGACATCTGAAGTTACTCAACTCAGAGACTCTTTGAATAAGATAATGCCAGAACTTGAAGGATACAGAAATAGCCCAGAAAAATTGTGCTCAAACATTGATGAGTTATACAAAGCTGGAGATATTTATGAGCTCAAATCCATCAAAGATAAATTGGAAAAATATCATCCTGAATCCAAGGAATATACTATGGTGAAAGATTTAGTTTCCAAATACGAAAAAGAACAACAGGAAAAGGCAGATGCTGAAAAGAAAGAACGATTGCAAGCTGTAAACAAATTAAGAAAGAAATATGACGACATAAATCACATCACCTGGTATGAAAACCCATATTTCAGACATTATACAAACACTAATTATACATCAATATATATTGGCCAAGATGAGAGTAGTATTTGGTTAAGGTTGATGATGTCTTATGAAGGAGAAGATTGGATTTTCTTTGAATCCGCTTATCTTTCATATGATGGAAACACATTTAATATACCATTTGATAAATACAGAGATAAAAAGACTGAGAATGATACACGAGTATGGGAATGGATAGACGTTCGTGTGAATGACGATTTACTTGCATTCTTAAGAAAAATGGTCAATGGTAAAAGTGTAAAAATGCGTTTGAGCGGGAAATACACTAACACACGAAAACTTACTAATACAGAAATAAAAGCAATTAAAGATGTGTTATTAGCCTATGATGTGTTGAAAGCAGAAATGCGTAAAGAGGCAAAAGACGAATTAGTAAAATCCCTCAAAGGCGAATGATAATCTAAACTAACTTATCCCCAGTACTCCTTAGCCAGTACCGCAGTACTTCCCTGAAAGTACTCCAGTACTTCCATGGCAGTACTGAAGTACTCCTTAGGAAGTACTGAAAACATGACTGAAAGGCTCTATAAAAAGCGGAAACCATAAAAAAGTTTCCGCTTTTTCTTTTGTTATTCCAAAATAAATCCTCATATTTGCAATGCTGTACATTTGAATCAGGCGAGATGGCTCGCCAAATAACTTTGCTGCGGGCATTTTTTATGCCCAAGGCATAGCCTATTATATCTTATAGTTCCGTCCCGTGTGGAGTCTTAATGGACCCACGGCCTGATTCAGGTGTACAGCAGCGGGGAGCGGAACTTTTTTTGTTTCCTCTCCGTAATTTAACAAACATATTGTTTCATTTTAAACTGCTGTACAAAAATGAAAAATCAAATTGCCCTACCTGCAAACCAGGCAAAACAAAGCCGTATATCGTTATGGCTTAACCGTGAAAATGTATTGTTCTCCTCCATCATGGAAGAGAAAGTTTCCAACCGCCAGACTGTGCTCATTTCCCAGGCACTAGCTTCTTTCTGTATCCTAACCTGTTCTGTATTCACCCATTGGCTGGCCGCCATTGCCTGCCTCTGCTGGTTTGCTTGTTCCATCTTACTTTGCAAGAAAGGAGGTTTATAATGGATGATGATAAAACCAGCTTCAAGGTACAAAAGACAGCCTATTACAACGAGAAAGGCTTGTTCATAGAAGAGTACCAGATATTCATGAATGGGCGTGACTCTATAATGTGTCCCCGCGAAGATTTTGAGACATTGTATAAAATTATGGGAATCGCATTGAGCGACAGAAAGGAGGCAGAACATGGCAACCGATAAAATCAAATTCGACAAATATATCCTTCTCCGTTACTTCCAGGAATATCTTCCGGTAGATAAGGAGAGCGACAGTGTTATCTACAAAACATCCCAACAAATTCAGGATGAGCTGTCAGATATGGCAGAAATCAGCATCAACCAGATTGCCGCTACCCTGGTAGAGTTAAATTACAAACTCACCATTGGCCCCGATGGCCGGCCGGCATGGATGATGCAGCGCAGATAGACTGTAAGTTTTTTAGATGATTACATTTTTTCTACATTTATATCAAGGTGTGGCGTCGTGAGGACGCTGCACCTTTTGTCTTTTTACCCCTTTCCGGAGCCAGATATCTTTGAGAAAAACAAAGATTTATGCTCACTATTCCACAAGATATACCCGATTTCGTCCTGTCCTCACAGCTGGACAACTTCACAATCAGCGCAGACAAAAGGGTAACCTTTGTGCTGAAGCAAGCAAATACGGTCATTCTGCAAGAAACCTATACTCAGGACGCCAGCAACCAGATACGCATTCTTGATTTGTTTTCCCTCATGGAGCCTTACCTTATCGGTTCACCGATGCTTCAGTTCAGCTACGAGGTATCTGCTTCCAGTGAAACAACCATCAGCAAGACCTTCACGGTGCTGTTATGCCGTCCCATCATCCCCTGCAGTGGAGTAGATTTCGTGACGAACTATTTCCTGACGACCTTAGCCGGGCGTGACAAAATCACCTCCTTTGGCCGCACGGAAATGCTGTACCTGACGACCGGAAGTTTGTCTTCAGGCGGTACGACTATTCCCGTGACGGCAGAATGTGTCTTCGTCAACGACCAGAACCAGCTTCTCAAATCCACGCGTTCACTGGGCAATGTGGCCGACTACGGTATCCGCTCCATAGACGTATCCCCTTCCCGATTTACCCAGTCCGGCTACCGGCTGTTGCGGTACACCATCCTGGCCGGCGCCCGGAAGCAGACTTTTCGCGTAGACCAGGACGAACCGGAATCCGTCGGTCTGAAGTTTCGGAACTCGTTCGGATGTGTCGAGACATTCTACTTTGTGGGCGGAGATACGGTAGAGCCGGAACTGACCCGGAGTGCAGCTTACTTCGCCGGGCAATACAAAAACTATTACGTAGACGAGCAGCGCAAGCACACACTCAATACAGGTTACATCCCCGAAGGCATGTTCAACCTGGCCGACGATGTGGCAAGGGCTATCGAAGTCTGGCTGATGGATGAATCCGGAGACATTCCGATAACCATCACCGAAAGCAATACCAGCCGGAGCGATGAAGACGACGGACTGTTTGCTTTCACTGTTTCCTACATCTTCGCATCCCGGTACCAGCAGCGGCTCCGTCTGCTTCCGGACATTTTCGACGACTCATTCGATGACACATACAATTAAAGCCTATGAACGTAATACATATCAAAGACGCATTAAGGCTGCTCGAGTCCGGGCAGCCCTGCAACCTGAAGCTCTGGAAGCTCAGCACAGGTGACATTCTGGAATACAAAGGCGCGGTGTGCGTCGGCTCGCACTGGCGACAAGGACTCCATCGGGTTCGCCTTCCGGCATCCGGCGTAATCCGTTCCTTCCGCGACATATCCCTTTTCGAAATTAACAACATGACAATTTACCTTTAATATGAACAAGACAATCCTGCAATACGACGGCGACTTCATGCCTGGTGAGATATTCGACATCGAGGTTTCCAACGTGGCCACCGAAATGGCTTCCGTAGAAGACAGCAGCCTGGTATTCGATGAAGATGCAAATGTGAAGACTACGCCTGTTCCCGGCCGGAAAGGCATGGCGTATGTCAATTTCGGTGAAGACAACCAGCTTCCATTTAATATCATCAAGATGATAGGCATCGACGAAGTGATGAGTCAAAATAAGTTGTTCAACGTCATCACCTGTTACGGTGCCGGACTGAAGTACATGGACGTAGACACCAGACAGCCGACAACCCATCCAGAAATCAAACGCTGGCTGATTCACAACAGCCTGCCGCTATTCCAGCTCGAGCAAGCTACAGACATGAAGTATTTCTTTTTCTGCGTGTCGGTCATCATTCTTTCCAGGGACGGCAAAAGAATCAACCGGCTCATTCACAAAGAGGCCTGCTACTGCCGTTTCCAACAGGCCAGAAGGGGCAAAATCAATCATGTGATTTATGCCAATTTCCGCGAAAACGCCTCCCTCCGTCCGGAAGATTACGAAGTCATCCGTCTGCTGGATCCACGCGACCCGCTGGGCGACCTGATGGTGCTCATGGGGCGTGAACCTGGACGCGATGGCGAAACAAGAGTCCGTACTGATGACCGTAAATTCGCTATCCTTGTGCGCTTCCCCACACCCGGATTCCAGTATTACCCCATCCCCTACTACACCAGCATTTTCCGGGGCGACTGGTACGACATCAAGCGACTGATTGGGAAAGGCAAGAAAGCGAAGCTCCGCAACCATGCCAGCGTAAAGTATCAGGTCGAAGTACACAAGGACTACTGGAGTAACATTTGTGCGGAAGAGCATATTACCGACCCGCTGAAGAAGATGGAGCGTATCAAAAAGGAGAAGGAAAACATCAAGAACTTTGTTTCCGGAATCGAAAACAGCGGCAAAGTTTGGATTACCGGATACTACATCGACCCGAATGGCCGTGAGGTCCGGATGGTACGCATCAATGTGGTGGAGACCGGCAAGGAAGGCGGCGACTGGAGCGAAGACATCCAGGAAGCTAGTAACATCACCTGTTACGGTGACAACATCCATCCCAACCTGGTAGGTGCCACACCTGGCAAGGGACAGAGTAACAACTCCGGTTCAGACAAGCGCGAGCTGTTCACGCTCAAGCAGGCACTGGAGATTCCTTTCCACGACCTGATGAACATCCCGCATAACATCGTCATCGAGTACAACGGATGGAGTGAGAAAGTGTATCCGGATGTGCCCATGGTACTGCTCACCACCCTTGACCAGAACACCGATGCCAAACAGAAGACAGCTTCAGACCTTGAAAACAAATCCTAAAACGAATCAATATGGCTATCACATTTTCACAAGAGATTTTCGAGAAGATTTGTTCCTCTGCCACCAATTCCACGGCAGAGGTGTATGATATGATTGCTCCTCACCTGGACGACACGCTTCAAAGCATCAACTGCGTGCTGCTGGGTGACATGGCAGACAAATTAGATACTATTCCCGGACTCGAGCAGGCGGTCACAAAGCTGGTTTGTCTGCGTACCTATCAGGAACAGATTCCACAGCTCGACCTGGTACTGACCCCCACCGGCTTCGGTGTGGTGTCTAACCAAAATCTGGCCCCGGCTTCAGCTGACAGAGTGAAGAACCTGCTGCAGCAAGTCACCAACGCAGCCGAAGATACCTACGACCGGTGTCTGGAGCTGCTGGTCGGTACCAGCTGGGCAGATACGGCACAGGCCCGTATCAACATCCCGAACCTGATGTATACAGCCAAACAACTGAAAATGTACGTTGATTTTCCTTCAGCAGACGTACACCGTTCCAAGCTGCTCGAGTTCCGGACAAAGATATACCAGGCAGAAGAAAAGATACGGCAGCACGTGTCGGCCGAGTTCTTCGACCACATCCTTGAACAGGCCCGGCACAATGCGTTCACCAAAGAAGAGTCTGCCATGGCCGACTACATGTGCAAGTTCATCGGCTTCTGCATCGCAAAGAACTGGCCGGCAGCAAAGAGCATGCTGGAACGCATCGAGAACTACGCGGAATCCAAGGTAGAGGTATTCACCAGTTACAAGGACTCCGAGGCCTACAAAGTCAAACATTTCCAGACTTATCAGAATGAAAAAGATGATTCCACATACTTTTGGGGGTAGAATCCTCGACTTCCGGTTCCCCACTTCCTGGCAGCAGCTCAACCAAAAGCAGCTTCGGTACGTATTCCTGGTCATCACCCTGTTTTCTCCGGTCAAGGCTAAGACTTACGTCTTCATGCGCTTCACCGGAATCCGTGTCCGGAAGCGAGTGAAAGGAGGATGGCTCTGCACCTTCCGCCTGAACTGGCGTAAGAAACTGAGGTTCATCCTTCAGGACTGGCAGGTGCGCAGTTTCCTCTGGCAGATTGATTTCATCTCCGAACCCAACGCTTATCCCGTCCGGCTGGAAAGAATAGGCGGCCGTTACGCCATCGATGCAATGCTGCACGGCTTAAGCTTCGAAGATTACCTTTGTTGTGAGAACCACTACCAGGGCTACCTGTATTCGCAAGACGTTTCCCAGCTCAAAGCCCTGTATGGCTTCCTTTACAAGAAGAAGCCGGGTGTCAGAGGTTCACTGAAAGCCTCCTTTTCCCACATCAAGGAGTACGAACTGGTTTCCGTATTCCTCTGGTGGGGAAGCATCAAACTGTACTTCGCCTCCCTTTTTCCCCATTTCTTTCAGCCGTTCCAACAGAGGAGCGACGCTGATCAACCGGAACTGCCCGACCTGATGGGCGCGATGAACGCCCAGATCCGGGCACTGACCGGCGGTGACGTGACAAAAGAAAAGGAAGTCCTGCAGATGGACTGCTGGCGGGCCCTGACCGAGCTGGATGCCAAAGCACACGATATTCAAATTCTAAAATCAAAACAAAATGGACACAAGTAGATTCTTTGACGGCCACGCCTACTTTAAAGAACTGACCGAAAAGAACAAGCTGGCCAAAGCCAACTCATTCTTTCCATGTTCCTGCAGCGGTATCAATTCGCTCCAGGATGTGCTCGACAATTTCCGGAAACAGTCTGCTTTCGTCTGTGTCGACGATACCAACGACGCAGCCACCGAACAAATCGGAGGCGGCTGGTTCAAGAAGCGCACCTTCACAGTATTCCTCCTAATACGTTATCGCTACGACGACATGACCGAGCGTGCGGCAAAGCTGGACATCTGCCGGCAGCTCTTCCGACAGTTCCATTCCCGCATGATCCGTGACAAATACATCTACGAAGACCTGGATTTATCCTTCCTGAATGTATCCCGCATCTACACCCGTGAACTGGGCGAATACTTTATTTCCGGATGCACCGGCTTGTATTTTATGGTCGAGCTGACCGAACCTACTGATTTATGTTATAAGGAGGACGAGTGGAATGGCTAATACAGACACAAACAGGCCGGCGGCTACCGATGAAGACCGCAGAAAATATCAGGAAGCCTGGGCAGAAATGATGGTGAATATCTGGCGTGAAAAGATTGAGAGGCTGCACGTCATTAATACTTACTCGCTTCACCAGCAGATACGCGATAACGTCATATCTGCCACCGACTCGGTATCCACCATTCAGCACAAGTTTCTGGAGTACGGCATATACCAGGACATGGGTGTCGGCAACGGATATACCAAAGGTAACGGCGGTGACTTAGAGATATTAAACCCGGTTTATCGTGAGGAACACGGGTTAAATGTACCTCGCAAAGTTGGCCCTAAGCCCGGTGGATACTATACATCCGGCAATCCGCGTAAACCTCGAGAATGGTTTTCCCGGCCCTACTTTGCATCCATCATGGTACTGAAGGAACAGATGGCCTACATGTACGGCGAAGAGTTCTGCGGTTTGCTTGTCGATAAAATTGAGGAAGCAAACCACAAACGCAGCACTACTCTCAAATCACGTTTATACGGAACGCACAAACGTAAATAAAATAATGTCTTTTTGAAATCTAACTCGGTAAGTTTACTTCGTAAAAAACTCAGAATTATGGCAACAAAAACATTCGAAGAATTAAAGCAACTGGCCATCCAGATCCGCGACGAAAAAACAAACAAACAGAATACAGCCACCCGTGTAGGCACGGCAATGCTGGAACACATAAACAAGCTCGAGCAGGATTACTATGACAAAACAAATATCGACGAACAATCTAAAAACACAACTCAATCAATCAATAATCTTAATACTAAAATTGACAAGAGAACTACGGAATATAATGTGTCGGTTAATCATCCGACATCCGGTACCGATGGAACCAACCGCTATGACCTTGCAGGGGCTATTGCGCAAGTTCCGGCAGAACTTAGGAAGGCCGGACTGACCGTCAGTTTCCTTAATTCAGACGGTGATACTGAGAAATGGGAGTTCGGTGGCGGTTCCTGGGAAGTTGGTGGGTTCTCGCAGGTGGGGGCTGGAAGAATTACCGGCTTGTCAAACAGCCAGTTATGTCTAGAAAATGCAAATAGTTTAAATCCTAAGTTTATAGATGATTGGGGGTGGCAAAAAGGTAATAGAGATTATACTACGGGTGTATTTAAAGACGGTCCATATTATGTGAGTGACATTGTAGATGTAGAAGGATGCGACTTTGAATTTTCAACTAATGAAAAAGCAGATTTCGTTTGTAGTTACTCTGTTGATGGGGGGACATCGTTCAAGAATACAAATTGGGTTAATAATTTCCAAATTCAAGGATTTACTCATATATTCATAATTCTAGCTGATGCTGAGAATCATTATATTGGACCTTCTGATATTAATGTGTATCAATCATCACAAGAAAAGTTTTACAAAAATGTCAGCTTACAGGAGTTTGAGCAATCAAGGCAAGAATTGTTGGAAAGAGTAAATCAATACGATTCTAAAATAAAACATTTGGAAGTCAATTCATTTGGTGGAAACGAAGATGTGAATATTCCTTTTCCTTTTAATCCATGCCTTTTTGCGAAAGATGGGAAAGATATTACTTCTGATGTTTATCCGGATGCTTATGCGACAGATTATCTTGATTTGACTGAATATAACAGTTTTGTATTGAACGGTGCTTGTATCCTGTCATTCCCTTATGCAGTTTATTATGATTCGAACAAGGAAATTTTATCAACTCTATCTCCAGGCGGTCCATCACAAGTTAAAAAATTTGATGAACTTGTATTAAACCGTTCTGACTATCCTGATGGTGCAAGATATATCCGTTTTCATTCGTATAGTAAAGTTAGTGGGCAAGCTATAGAATATTCGTGCATTGGCGATAAAAAACTAAAAGGATTTGAAAAGAGAATCGAAGAATTGGAGAATAATTTTTGGAACATAACATCTCCTTCAATTTATAAAGTAATTAATTGAATTGATTATGGAAAAGATTATAGAATTAAAACAGAATAACGAAAGGATTTACCCATTGTCTAATTCTCAGGGGGTACTATTAAGTAATACAAGCAGCATATCACTATATGACAGTATATACTCACTAAAAGACATGGTTAGTCTTTTTTCATCAAAAGCTCTTGATGATTTTGTAAACACGACTTGGATACAGACCGAAGATGGTATACAGGCTACAGGTATAGGTGCGGATAATTATATCAAGTTAGATAAGGATTATTTCTGTGATATTAAACATACAAGATTAAAATTAAGGATTGGTTCTGACAATAAATTAATATTTGCATTCTCTACCGAGAATATAGGTTCTGGAGTAGTGCCAAGTAAATTCTATATTGATATGCAAAATAAGAAAATTGGTATGTATAAATTAAAAGACCCTTTAGGTTATGCGAATTATGTGTTATCTGAAGTATGGGGTGAAAGTGACATGCCATTAGATTTTGCAGCAGGTGAATATATTTTTGAAATTATCAAATCATCATATAAAAGTATAATTAGATTAACAAATTACTTGACAGGGAAAAGTTGTGAGCTTATATGTGATGATACGATATGGTCAGTAGGTGCGCAAAATGGGCCATTATATATCTATTTGGGAAACGGTGCTGAAATGCCTGTTATAAAATCCTTAGACGTGTTAACATTATACAACCCGGATATAGTTTTTGTCGGTGATAGTATAACTGAAGGATTTTGTGTTGAAGATTTGCGCTATCGTGTTGGAGAATTGTTTAGAATTGAGCATCCTAATCATAAGGTCATGATTTCAGCTCGTGGAGGTTGTACAATTGCTGCAATACTTAGTAGATTCGAAGATGAATTTAATATTTATAAGCCTAAAAAGATGGTTGTTAATATTGGAGCAAACGGAGGCAACACTAAGGGTGGTTTTGATAGTTTGAAGCAAAAATGTGATGACATCGGATGCACTCTATATCTATGTTACAACGTATGTTATACAAGTACGGTCGAAGAGAGAAAACATCAATATGTTAATAATATGATTGAAGAATGGTCTGTCCTTAATCATATTGAAGGTGCAAGGTTCGACATAGCAACAGCAGCTAACAATAATCCAGTTAACGATGAATCACAATTGCCTAATGAAGATTTATTCTCTAGAAATACTCAACCATACAATTTACATCCCAATAAAGCCGGGCAAATAGAGATGTATAAAAGATTACCAATTGATTTGCCAGACGTGCACTATCTTATAGCATAACTCGGTAAGTTTAGGGAACATATCATTACCTAAACTTATTCTCAACAAACAACTTATTCATAATTTTTGTATTAGATATAATATCAGAGATATGATGAATGATAATTACGACGAAAAAATTTTTAGCATATACAAACAAAGGTGTGAATCAGAGAATCCCTATTTGGATGAAAAGATATTGCGAGTCGCTTATGAAGGCACTATAAAATATTTTGTGTAAATGGAAATACGGGATTCAGAAATGAGTCTCGTATTTTTTATTTTATACATTTGCAAAATGAAGAGAATTATGAAA